GGCTCGTCAAGCTTACGCCTGCGCATCATCGACTGGGGCAGTTTAATTTCTTGCCGCTTTTCAGTGTCAATGTAGATCTTCCATTTGTGGTTACAAAGTTTGCACTTAGCCCAGTAAGTTCGGTAAGGGCCGTAAGCCCATTTGTGCGTGTTGGTGATTTCCCGAAAGAAGTGGCTGCATTTAGTCATTCCAGTGCCTGATTACTCCTGAACAAATAAAAAAGTTGGTTGTCATGTAAGCCAAGAGAATTAAAAAGCGCACCTTCGCAACCTGATCAGCGATCCGGTCGTTCTGGTGCGCTTTCTCCCCCAAGGCCTTGGCGACAACACGCCACCAGTGCCTCATTTCTCCCGGTAAGCCTCCGTAGCCAAAGTGTTAATCAGCCGAGTCAAGTACCAGCGAGCTTTGCAGAAGTCCTCGTAGGGATCCTTCTTAAGCCAAGCCCTGCTGATGTACTTGATCACCTGCCAATGAAGGCCACCAACGACTGGATCAGGTGCCCCCCGCACCCAATCCTCAATAGTGTCGATGACCTCAACTTTGCCCGAGGTGTAATGGCTGGGGTGATTAACGTTGTCAGTCATCCTTTAGATGCTTGAACGGTTTTGTCGCCCTGATACCTACCAGTTACGGAGTAATCCTTAGCGGGCAGCATTGAAAGCTTATGGAAAACAATCTGCGCAATACGCATACCCGGCCAGAGATAGACAGGGTGGAACTTACGCGCATTCTGTAGTTCCAGAGTTAGTCTTCCGACATAACCAGGATCTATGTATCCCGCAAGAAGATGTTCGATACCCTCCCTAGCCCTACTGGACTTGAGAGCAAGCTGCCCGGCAATGCAGTCAGGCAGCTGGAACTCCTCAAACGTCTCAGCGAGTACGAACTCATGCGGATAGAGCATGAAAGGGTTCTCCTTCGTGTACCCAGCAATGGAAAAGGGTTCGAGTGAAGGACGCTCTTCCCTTTCCACCAGCAGGTTTTCACCAAGGCGAACATCAAGGCTTGCCGGATTCAGAAGCTCTGGATCAAACGGCGTGACCAGTCCCAGCCGCGTAAGCGACAGGATCTCAATGTCCGGAAGAATCACCCGTGCACCTCAACAGGAGTGGACTCCTGCTGAATGCTCACGTGCTTCCAGGTCTTACCCCATTTAATGCAGTTGATGGTGGTGATGTGGACGCCGAAATCACGAGCAATGCTCGCCACAGACTTACCGCCTGCAGCCAACTGGCGCTTGATCTCCAGCACCTTCGCCTCAGTCAGAACAGCAACACCGCGCTTACCACGGCGAGTCTTACGAGGCTTAGCCTCCACCTTCTCCTGGGTCGCCTTAGGGAAGGCTTTCTTGCTGTTGAGATCCAGTTCAACATGTTGGCAATTGGAGAGTGCTGCCTGCGCAGCTTCCAGAGCTTTGCTGATTTTCTCAAACTGAGATTCAGAGAGAATGTGCATGTTCACGGTTTAGATCTCCAGCAGTGTAGTAGAGAAGTCAAGCCTGTTCTAGCTCGATCTTGATAGCTGCCTGGAAATAACCAGCCACCTTCAAGCGACGGTAAACAGGGCCTGCCTCATCCGACTGCTTGTTCTGGATCGCGTTGTAGTCATGGCGGGCACCCTCAAGCGCTTCCATGGTTTCGATGTTGAGCATTTTCAGGTCCGAGTCAGACAAGTCCGGCACCTCAGAGAGGCTGATGGTTTTGTTGAGCAAGTAGGACCTGTAGAAGGGCAGGCCTTGAGGTTGAGTCATCCGAAATACAGTTCGCGTAGTTCTGCAACCCAAGCATCGTATGCCGCTCTGTCGGCAAATTGATGCTTGAACACCTCTGGCATCTCTTCGTTTTTGAAGCGCCCCAGGCCTGACTGCGCACTGCGCATCTCCATGAGGTCGTGCCAGTTGTAGCCGCGTGATTCCTTGTAATACGAGTCGTAATCCATGATTTGTGTGTAGGTGAAGGGCCAGGCTATCGCTTGGCCCATTGGGTGTCGCCGGGTATCGGCTCTGTGCCGTACTCGAAGGTGTCGTAGTCCTCGTCGTTGCGTGGATCAGAAGTCGTCGATGGGGTTCCAGTCGTCGACTCTTTCGGTGAGCATCCTTCGGAATTGGGCATCGGTCGCCGGGATCAAGTCCTCATCTGAAAAGTAGAGGGTGCCTCGGCACAAGGCAGGCCCCCACTCTGCTGGTTCAAGACTTGTCGCCGCACGGACTGGAACAATCTCGTCAACAAAGGCATCGACGACGAGGTATTCGCCTTGGAACTGGAGGTTTTCAATGGATAGGACCGTCATTTGGAAGCCTGCTCGCGGATACGGACGGCGTTCTCCTCCATGTCGTTGAGCCAGGTATCCCAGGACATTTTAAGGAACTGTTCAAGATCCTCTAAGTAAGCCAGCTGCTTGCGGTCGTAAGTCGCATCCCAGCCTTTTTTCTCGAACTTCTTGATGCGCTCTTTCATGATCATGGTGGCCCAGTTGACACCGAAGTACCAAGGGCTGAGTTTGCTGTTGTCCACTTGAGTTGTGCTTGCCATTTGATTGAGTAAAAGGGCAGCCCGTGTCGGGCGTGCCCTTAGGTTTACACAGGAGACAGCAGGCGTCAACCCATGCCTGTAACAGTCAGATACACAGTGACCGCCAGCATCCCCAGCAGCCACGTCAGACCGAAGACCACGACTGGCGGAATCATTCCCTAACCCCCAACGCCTCGGGCTCGTACTGGGTCAGCACAGACACGTCCGCGTTCTGCTTGAGGGCGGTCCCAACCACGTACTGGAACTGAGCCAGCGCGTCGTCGCATTCATCGATCTGGTACTCCTCGATCTCGTAAGGCATGCCCTTGCGGTACCAGGAGATGCGGACGATGGCGAAGAGGTCGTAGGGGATGTCGCCGACGTTGTAACAGAACACAGGCCGCCTGGGCCGCTTCGGTGTGGGTGGTTCGGACTTGGCCACGGGTTTCCTCCAAAACAGCCAGGCGCCTGCACGAAGCAGCGCTAGGAAAAAGTTAGGCGTGTGGAAGTGTCCCATCAGTCCCAAAGCTCCGCTGCCTGTTCCATGAGCGCGTCCAAGGCCTCCGGAGAGCGTTCCTCCCCTTGGGGGGTTACAGAAAAGCTGTCCCCTTGGTCAAAACCCGCATAAACACTGGTGGTCTCACTGGGACACCCATTTTCGTGTCCCCCCTTTTGCGCCCCAGATCCATGCGGAAGCTCCAGATCACCCGAATTAGGGGGGACAACCTCCTCGTTTTCGGGGACTTGTCCCACCACAGATTCCAGTCCACCACTGGGTTTTTCCTTAGGGGGACAACTATTTACACACATATCACGCGAGACCACTGCTCGGTACACATTGACCATGGTTCCGGGCCTTATAGGGCTTGGTTCTTTTGTACTAAAGAGCAGCCCCCTCTTTTTGAGACGCTGGAGCGCCTTCTTGATCCCCTCAGAGGTACCCCCCACCAAGGGATCTTTTTCCAGCTGGTCTTGACTCCTGCCTTCACCTACATGGGTCGATAGGCGGACCCTCGACAGCACCCTGTCGATCACAGAGGCAGGCAGGTTGGCGTCGGTCTCAACAGGCGTGAAATCGGTCAGCGAGAAGGTCAGGTCGTCCTTCATCTTCAGAAGCAGCCTGGAGCCCCCACGACCGGTCCGGCTCTTCTCGATGGTGATGAGCCTGCAGGCAGCGTTCAAATCGCCTTGTAGGTCCTTCTCGGAGGGTTTCCGGAGGCTCCACACCTCATCGCAGCTGTCACGCAGCGCAGTGGTGCCCCTAAAGCCCCCTGACTTGTTGCTGTGGTGGACCACAAGGATGGTGCAAGCCGGGAAGAGGCGGCCATTGTTGTTGGCGAGCCAGTAAAGGGGTCCAGCAAACTCCTTGCGGTTTTCATCGAAGGCTGAACCACGGCTGCAGCCAGTAATCGAGTCGATGATCACCAGCGATGGCTGGTGCTTCTCAATCAGCTTGACGAAACGCATGTACCAGTTGAGATCCCAGCCCATCACGACCCTGATTGGATCGCCATGGCAAAGATCGAGGTCTTCCATCTGCTGTTTGACCTGAACCTCGCTCTGGTCCCCGTTAAGGATGAGCACCGGCCCCTTCTGCACTGGAACCTCGTCCTTCCTGATGGTGAAAGGCAGGCCCCTAGCAACGTGCTTGGCGAGTGTCCAAGCGGTCATGGATTTGCCGTCACCACCAGCACCGTGAATCATCACCAAGCCGGGCTTAGGCAGCAGATCAGGGATCAGGTACTCAAGGCTTACGTCCTTGTCCAGCAGATCGCCGATGTCCATGTCATCGTCCCGCAGCTCGTACTGAATCTGGCTAATCAGCAGCCGTTCAAGAGCACCAGCGTCCCTGTAGCCAGCCTCCAAAGCCAGCGA